GACGATGATGAAGGTGGTCTTATAGTTAGGAGGTGAAATGGATTTAGAGAAAGAATTTGGTTTAGAACATTTACTCTTTAAAGAAAGAACTTGTAAGGTATGTGGAGAAACAAAGGATTTAATAGATGAATTTTATTTGACACGTAAAGATAGAGGTGCTAGACCATCAGCATATTCATATGAATGTAAAATATGTACTGTTAAAAGAATATTAAAATCTAGAAAAAAGAAACCATTTACAGATTGGTCATATCCAGATTGGTAAGGTTCATAGCTTGTTTCCCCGTTTCAAGAAGCAGCAATTCATAAATAATTTCAGTAAAAAAATGAGACATTTTTAGAGGGGAACTTACATGGCTAACATCGGTTTAGTGTCTCCAGGCGTTAAGGTTAGGGAAGTTGACCTGACGGTTGGAAGAATAGACTCCATAAGTGATACAACAGGTGCAATTGTGGGTCCATTCCCTCAAGGCCCAGTTGGAGAAGCAATTCAAATTGATAATGAACAGGATTTATTAGATTTCTACGGGAAACCAATTTCATCAGACAGACAGTATGAGTATTGGTACACAGCTTCCAACTACCTTAACTATGGTGGTATTTTAAGAGTTGTTCGTTCAGACGGTGCAAATCTTAGAAATGCTAACGTAGGTGGTATGCCTACAACTCATCCAACAGGTATTGGATCAACTGATAATCTTAAGATTAAGTCTTACGAAGATTATATCGATAATTATGAAACAAGTTCTGGATATCGTTTAGCTGCTAGAAACCCTGGCTCTTGGGCTGAAGGAATTAAGGTTGCTTATATTGACGGTGCTGCAGACCAACAACTCTTAGTCGGTCATCATGCAGTTAATAAGATCAGTGTTGGTGTCGCTGTAACACAGGCATTCCCAGCAAATACTATTATCGCTGGAGTTGGTACAACATCAGTTGCTGATGGATATCTTCAAGGTATTGTTACTGGAACAGGAACAAGTACTGTTGATGTTAAGATTCTCAATAGGGTTTCTGCTGCTGGAACAATTTTCCCAGTAGATTATATTGAGAATGGTGTTTATTCATTCAAGGTAGGTACTGCAACTTCTGTTGGACAGTATGGTGTAGTTGGTGCATCTGGTCTTTCATTCCTTGGTAATACTTCTACAATTGCTGCTCCTGCAACTGGACTTTCAACTGTATCGAGTATTATTTCAGAGAAAGATTGGTATGAAGAACAGTACATTTCACTGAAGAATGGTGCAGTTCAATGGAAATCAATTGCTGATAAGCCAGGAACTTCTACTTTCGCTAATCAAAGAAACGCAGCTAACGACGAACTTCATATCGTTGTTATTGATGACAAGGGTTCTATTACTGGTAACACAGGAACTATCCTTGAGACTCATACATTTATGTCTAAGGCGAAGGATTCAGTAAACACATTTGGATTACAGAATTACTACAAGGACTTTATTGCTGATCAGTCAGATTACATCTATGTTGGTGTTGCAACTGGAAACGGTGTAAATGCATCTGGTATTCAAACTGCCTTTACTGCAACTGATACCAATAATGTTTGGGGTCAGGACGCTCAAGACGTACAATTCAACGTACTTGGTAACACCATGTACACTTTAGCTGGTGGTAGAGACTACTCTATCGGTGGTGACAACACTGCTGCAATCGGTGGATACAATGTAAGTCTTGGTGAGATAATGGCTGGATATGAAATATTTGAAAATGAGGCAGATTATTCAATCAATTACTTATTGAATGGTCCTGGCATCATGGGTGACAAAGAACAGTCACAGGCAAAAGCTAATAAACTAATTGAAATCGCTGAGTCAAGAAAGGACTGCATGGCAGTTATTTCACCACACAGAGAGGCAGTTGTTGAAGTTGACAGTCCTAAAGATCAGACCAATAACGTTGTTCAGTTCTTTGATGCAATAACTTCGACTTCATATGCTGTATTTGATAGTGGTTACAAGTATCAGTTTGATAGATTTAATAATACCTTCAGATATCTTCCTCTAAATGGAGATATTGCTGGTTTGATGGCAAGAACTTCAGAAGATCAGTATCCTTGGTTCTCACCTGCAGGTGCTCAAAGAGGAACTATTCTGAATACAGTTAAACTTGCTTACAACCCAAGTAAGGTTCAAAGAGATACACTCTATACAAGAAGAGTTAACCCAGTTATATTCCAGACTGGTGGCGGATTTATGTTATTCGGTGACAAAACTGGATTAGGTTATGCATCTGCATTCGATAGAATTAACGTTCGTCGTCTGTTTATGACATTAGAGGCAGCTATTGAGGTTGCAGCTAGAACCAAACTATTCGAGTTCAACGATGAAATAACACGGGCAGATTTCCGTAATATTGTTGAACCATATCTACGTGATGTTCAAGCGAAACGAGGTATTCAAGACTTCGTAGTTATTTGTGATGGTAGTAATAACACTCCTGACGTTATTGACGCCAATGAGTTTAAGGCTGATATCTTCATCAAGCCTGCACGTTCTATCAACTTCATCGGTCTAACCTTTGTTGCTACAAGAACTGGTGTTGCATTCTCTGAGGTAATCGGAACAGTTTAAGATGTGAGAAATGCCACGACTGGTGGCGGGGTTTAAAGGGGGAGAAAATTTCTCCCTCCATGATTTTCTAAAAACGTCATTCAAATAAGGAGTATTTAAAAAAATGGCAACATTTAATGATAGGACTATTAATAGTTTTAAGGCCAAACTTGTTGGTGGTGGTGCAAGGCCTAATCTGTTTGAAGTTGCATTAGCTTTTCCAAATGCACTAACTACAACTGGTGCTAGTGGTAATACACTAACAACTGAGGAATCTAGATTTATGGTAAAAGCAGCTGAATTGCCTGCTTCAAATATAGGTGATATTCCTGTTAACTTTAGAGGTAGGATTCTTCACGTTGCTGGAGATAGAACTTTTGATCCTTGGACAGTTACTGTTATCAACAATAACGACTGGTCTATCAGACAAACACTGGAAGATTGGAGTAATATGATTAATAACAGGACTTGGGACAGTGGTGTTACCAATCCAGGCACATATCATGCTGATGCAAATGTTTATCAGTTAGCAAGAGCTGGTACAAGAACAGATGCAGGCGGAAACTTTAGATTAGGTGGTGGAGATCAAATACCTGTTGTAGCAGGTTATAAGTTCTTTGGAATGTGGCCTTCTCAAGTATCTTCTATAGCTCTTGACTATGGTTCAACTGATACTATTGAAGAATTCCAAGTTACTTTCCAAGTAGAATACTGGAATCCTGATTATGTGATGTCAAGTACTGAAGACGCTGGTAGCTTTACTGAAGCAGGTAAACCATCTAGTGGTATGTAATTTTATCGTCAAAATTACTTGGGCCGTGACTATATAAATACCTTTATAAGGTTATAGACTTTTATAAGATGGCATCCCTTTTTGGTTTCTCGATTGACGATTCATATAAGAAACCCTCACCTACAGTAGTCAGTCCTGTTCCTCAAAATAATGAGGATGGGGCTGACTATTATTTGTCTTCGGGTTTTTATGGGCAATATTTAGATGTAGAAGGCGTATTTAAGACAGAATATGATTTAATACGTAGATATCGTGAAATGGCATTACACCCAGAATGTGATAATGCAATAGAAGATATTATAAGCGAAGCAATAGTTTCAGATCAGAATGATTCTCCAGTTCAGATTGATTTAGAAAATCTTAAAACTAGTGATAAAGTAAAAGGTATTATTCGTGATGAGTTTCAGTATATTAAAGAAATGCTGAATTTTGATAAGAAATCACATGAGATATTCAGAAATTGGTATGTTGATGGTAAACTTTATTATCATAAGGTAATTGATTTAGAAAAACCTGAAGAAGGTATTAAAGAATTGCGTTATATGGACGCAATTAAAACTAAGTTTGTAAGAGAACAGAAAAAAGATACCAATTCTAATGTTGTCAATAGTATGAAGGTATCAATGGATGCTGATCCAACAACTGCAGATTTTCCTGGCTTGACTGAATACTTTATATACGATAAAAATTCATATCAAAAAAATCAATATGGTTCAGTATCTGTTTCTGGACAACAAAAAGATGCAATAAAACTTGCTAAGGATTCAGTTGCATATTGTACTTCTGGTCTTGTAGATAGAAACAAACATACAAATCTTTCTTATCTTCATAAAGCAATTAAGGCACTTAATCAGTTAAGAATGATTGAGGATTCACTGGTCATCTATCGTATGTCCCGTGCTCCAGAAAGAAGAATCTTCTATATTGATGTTGGTAATCTACCTAAAGTTAAGGCAGAACAATACCTTAGAGAGGTAATGTCTCGTTATAGAAATAAATTAACCTATGATGCGGCTAGTGGAGAAATTAGAGATGATAAGAAATATATGTCTATGATGGAAGATTTTTGGCTTCCTCGTCGGGAAGGTGGTCGAGGCACTGAAATCACAACTCTTCCTGGCGGCCAAAATCTTGGTGAATTGACTGATGTAGAGTATTTCCAAAAGAAACTTTATCGTGCTTTATCAGTACCAGAATCAAGAATGAGTGCTGATAGTGGGTTTAGTCTTGGACGTTCTTCAGAAATTTTAAGGGATGAACTTAAGTTTACTAAGTTTGTTGGTAGAATGAGAAAGAGATTTAGTACTCTTTTCCATGATATTCTAAAAACTCAACTTATTCTTAAGAACGTTATTACTCCTGAAGAATGGGAACAGATGAGTGATCATATTCAATATGATTACCTATATGATAATCATTTCTCAGAATTAAAAGATGCAGAATTAATGCAAGAAAGATTAGGTCTTCTTGCATCAGCTGATCCATACATTGGGAAATACTATTCAGTTGATCATATTCGTCGTAAGATATTACGTCAAACAGATGAAGAAATAGTAGAGGAAGATAAGCAAATGGCTGCTGAGAAGGAAGCTGGTATCATTCCACCTTCAGAAGAAGAGATGATGTTAGCTGCTCAGGAAATGGATGCTATGGGTGGAATGGGAAATATGCAACAAGATATGGCTAATAATGCTGCAATGGAAACACCTAAAGGAGGAGAAATCTAAATGACACTACCAGAAATCCATTATGATGAATGGTTTCATGACAAAAAAGAATACGAAAACCCATTAGATAGTATGCCAATAGCTACTGATAAAACTCCAGTCGAAAGATTGCATGATGATATAAAGAATGCTTTAGATAAGATATCAGATAAAGATGATACTATGCACGAAAAGATGTATCAGATTGCCACATCAAAATATAACCCATTTGCCGTAGGTGGATCAGAAAGTATTCACGATTTTGATGGAGGTTCAGAACAAATTTGGGCAGAAGATCTTCCAGATTTAGCCCCTAGTGAATATGAACCTTAAATTTGGTATAAATAACACTATAAGTACTTTATTAAATTAATTTTATCTCATGGACGAGTTAATGGATTTGATTATTGCGGATGATTCTCCGTCTGAAATAAGTGATGGAATAAAAAACGTTTTATTTGCAAAATCAGCAGAAAAAATAGACACTTCCAAACCAGATGTAGCTCAAGCTATGTTTGGTATGAATGATGCAGAGGAAGATCCAGAGGTTGAAGCTTCATTAGAAGCAGGTGAGATTGACAATGAAGTCGAAACCGAAGAGGAAGAGTAAACAATGGCACATCAACCCGTAGGTACTGGATTTAGTTTTGCGACTAGTGCCTCTAGTGCATCGCAAACTTTCACAGTCCAATCTGATAGTCTAAGAGTTGTTGCTAAAGGTGCTGGACAACATGTAGCGATTGGTACAACTGGTCCTGCAACCACAGGTGATTATTATGTTGCTGCAGGAACAGCAGAGGTTTTGAATATAGGTAGAGTGAGTTCTATAGGACTTGCTAATATTACAAAAGGAACTGCAACCACTATTGATCTTCCAGAGGGAACAGGATGTCCCTTTGAAGTCGATGATGTTATCGTCACATCAGGAATAACTGGTGAAACTGGATTTAATACAACAGCTAAGGTTGTTTCTGTTGATTCTAGTGCAAATACGTATGGATATCATTCAGAAAGGATCACTACTGATCATGATAGTCGTGCTCTTACTGGCACACCAGTTGTAACTGCTGGTGAAGCAAGAAGACAATTAACAGTTTCAGCTGTTACAGATCATACAACAGGTGGTCAATTATTTGTTCAACAAGTTCAAGTATCAGGGGATTCATAAATGAAACTCATCACAGAAGAAATTGATCAGGTAGAGGTTATCGTTGAAGAACGCAACGGTAAGAAAAACCTCTTTATTGAAGGCATTTTCCTTCAAGGTGAGATCCAAAATCGTAATGGAAGAATGTATCCCATGCA